ATTGGTAGTATGGACTATGAACTGTATACGAGAGATTATGGTATTCAGAAGGGCACTTATATTTGTACGATAGACAATTATCATCAGGATCCTGAGGTAGTTGATTATGCGACTAGTGAAAATCCTGCAGAACATAAGTCACATAATCTTATTGAGTTAGAGAATGGTCAATATGCACTGTATCCTAACAATAGAATGCGTATCTATGATAATAGTTTGACACCTGTTGAACCAAAACAACCAGATTTTAAGGTTTCAACTCAATATTATCAAGTAGAGAATGGATTTGAACGTCTTGGAATGGGTCGTGAAGACGAATATTTCTGGAAAACGTCAAAAGAACGTGCAAAAGAACAAGAATCAATAGAAGATATGTATAAATCGCAAGATGGTCGTCCACTAGACACACAATAAATATAAAAAAGGGATAGCAACCCCTCTAAAAGTTCTGATTTCACGTAAATCAGAGGCTAAAATGGGAAATTCACCCGTTGATAGAGACAAAAAATACATGAAACGGATGTGGGGAACCACAAGATTGGCAACAGATTACATTGTGGAGGAAAAAATGGCAACTCAGAATGATTTTTTGGACAATTTAGCAAATCATCAGTATCAAAAAATGCTCCGTGAGATCTCAAATGATGATTTGACACCTAAAAAGAGAGATACTGTCCAGGAAACAGAGATTTTTGAAGTAGAGAGTAATCCAGAGACTCTTTTTGAGTGAAAAAATAGTAAAATTGTGTGATAAATAAGATATAATCGCAAAATTCTTGTGCCTTTAGAACGGGTAAGTCGTGGTTTTAAAGATGTCAGTATGACTTTTCAGAGGAATCCTCTGAATGGTGATATTCTTGGGCTAAAAAATGAAAATGCAATTGCTCGATCCATAAGAAATATTGTTTTTACAATTCCTGGAGAGAAATTTTTTAATCAATCTTTTGGTTCTGATATAAATCAGTCTCTCTTCATGAATATTGATGAAATATCTGCAGTTATTATAAAAGATCAAATATCATCATCTATATCTAAATTTGAACCAAGAGTAAATTTAGTCGAAGTTGTTATAAATCCAGATTTTGACAATAATAGTTTTGATGCAACTATCATTTATGAAATAATAGGTGCAGATATCCCTCCACAAGAATTACAATTCGTTTTGCAGCAAACCAGGTAAAAAATGCCATTATCTAATTTCTCTAACCTGGATTTCGACCAGGTTAAAACCACACTTAGAGAATATCTAAAGGAAAACTCTAATTTTACTGATTATGATTTTGAAGGGTCAAACCTTTCATCAATATTAGATGTTCTGGCTTATAATACCTACATCACCTCTTATAACGCAAACATGGTTGCGAATGAGGTATTCATTGATAGTGCCACATTAAGAGAAAATGTGGTTTCATTAGCAAGAAATATTGGATATCTTCCTAGATCAAGAAAAGCAGCAAGAGCAACTATATCATTCTTCATTGATACATCAAATATTACCCCATCACCAAGTACAATCACCTTAAAGAAAGGTATTGTTGCTACAAGTCAAGGTTCTTTTGGTAATCAATCATTTACTTTCTGTATTTTAGATGATATTACAGTTCCTGTTTATGATAGTGTAGCATCTTTTAATGATATAAGCATTTACGAAGGAACATTTCTTACATCTAATTTTACATATAACTCAAGAACACCAAATCAGAAGTTTATTCTTAATAACGTTGGTATTGACACTGAGTTATTATCAGTTACAGTAAGACCAAATCAAAATTCAACTAGATCTGTCAAGTATAGTTTACAAGATAGTCTTTTTCAGATTAAATCAGACTCAAAAGTTTACTATTTACAAGAATCTGTAGATGAAAGATATGAATTATTATTTGGTGATGGTATCTTTGGTAAAAAGTTAGAAAATGATAATTTTATCACCGCAAATTACATTACATCAAGTGGAGATTCTGCAAATGGAGTAGATCAATTCTCATTTGCAGGTCAATTAACTTATACAAGAAATGCAATCGAGTATACTATTACCTCGGGTATTTCATTGGTAACTACTGGTCTTCCTGCTTCTGGTGGAGAAGCAATTGAAGGTGTAGAATCAATTAAAAAGTTTGCACCAAGAATTTATGCTTCTCAAAATAGAGCATTGACGGCAAATGACTATGAAACACTGATTCCAGCAAAAATTTATCCCGAAACAGAATCAATTTCTGTATTTGGTGGAGAAGAGTTGGTTCCACCGCAGTATGGTAAGGTATTCATCAGTATTAAACCAAGATTTGGTGATTTCTTACCAAATTTGATCAAACAAAATATTAAGACAAAACTCAAGCAATATGCAGTCGCTGGAATTGTTCCAGAAATCCTTGATCTGAAGTATCTGTACTTAGAAGTCAATACAAAGATCTATTATAATTCAAATCTGGCACCTTCTTCAGCATTTGTTTCAAGTATTGCTCAAAATAATGCTAATAGTTATGCAGAATCTACTGAATTGAATAAGTATGGTGCTAGATTTAAGTATAGTAAGTTTTTGAAGATAATTGATGATAGTCATGAGTCTATCACATCAAATATTACCACAGTCTCTATGAGAAGAGACCTGAGGGTAGTTACAAATAGTTTTGCGGAATATCAGATTGGTTTTGGTAATTCATTTCATATTAAGAGTATGAATGGATACAATATTAAAACATCTGCATTCAGAATAGCAGGTATTCAACAAAATGTATATCTTTCGGATATACCAAATAGTGATGCTATTACTGGAAGTTTATTCTTGTTTACTCTTCCTTCTGTTGGATCTCAAGATCCAACGATTGTAAGAAGAAATGTTGGAACTATTGACTATGCTTCTGGTATTATTACAATAAATCCAATAAATGTTCTTGATGGTAAGTTAAAAGATGGTCGTCCAATAATTGAAATTGAAGCATCACCAAGTTCCAACGATGTTGTTGGATTGCAGGATCTTTATTTACAACTAGATACTAGTAGTAGTTATTTTGATACAGTTGTTGATGAAATTGCATCTGGACTTGATCCATCTGCATCTAATTACATTGTTTCGTCTAGTTATCCAAATGGCAATTTGGTTCGTGCAGGAGGACCTACAAATACAAGTATAACTAATACAGTAGGAACTACTGCATCAACAAATACATCCACCACCACCACTACTACTACTGCAGCAACAACAACAGTTTCCACTTCAGGTGGAGCATCTAACGGTTCAAGTTCATATTAAGACGATAAATTCATAAAATGTCAGAAACCAGAGTCCAGTTTAATACTATCGTATCTAATCAACTTCCTCTTTATGTGAGGGAGGACTTTCCGTTAATATCTGATTTTTTAAAGCAGTATTATCTTGGACAAGAGTATCAAGGTGGACCTGTTGACCTTATTCAAAATATTGATAGGTATATTAAGATTGATAATACGACTGGATTATCAGAATCGGTCGTATTGTCTGGAGACTTAGATTTTGATTCCACAGTAATTAATATTGATGTTGACAAATCTCCCACTGGAACTTTGGGATTTCCAGATTCTTATGGTTTACTTCAGATTGGTGATGAAATTATAACCTATACTGGAAAGACACAATTTTCCTTTACTGGATGTGTTAGAGGATTTGTTGGAATTACTTCCTACAGAAGTGATATTAATAGAGAAGAAGTAGTATTTAAAGAGTCTCTTGCTAATGATCATGTAAGTGGATCTGACATTAAAAACTTAAGTTGTTTATTCTTAAAGGAATTTTTACTCAAAACCAAGCATCAAATTTTACCTGGATTTGAAGATAGAGAATTAGTAGGCAAATTAGATCAAAATCTGTTTCTCAAGCAGTCAAAAGATTTTTATCTAAGTAAAGGTACTGATAGATCTTTTGAAATCTTATTTAAAGCTTTATATGATGAAAATGTGCAGATCATCAGACCGGCAGAACATTTAGTATCTCCATCAAGCGCTCAATACCTAGTTACTAATGATCTTGTTGTAGAACCAATTTCAGGTGATCCTTCTGATCTGAATCATTCTACATTATATCAAGATCCATATAAGTTTGATAAAAATATTCAAAAATCTTATGGACCAGTTACTAGTGTCGAAAAAATAAATGTTGGATATGGAGTAACATTCTATAGATTAAAGTTTGATTCTGGATACAATAGAGATATTGGAGAAGATGGTGCAATATATGGCAATTTTAAAGTAGAACCATCTACAAAAATTATTGGAAATGTTTCTGCAGGATCTACAATTGTTGACGTTGAATCAACAGTAGGTTTTGCTCATAGTGGAGAGTTATTTGTAAATTATTCTAATAGAACTACTGGAGTAGTATCATATACTTCAAAATCTCCAACTCAGTTTTTTGGTATAACAGATTTAGATAACAATATTTCTGATACTGCTGTTGTTGGTATTAATACTTT